GCAGTAGCTGTTCTCGATAATCCACCAATCATATGTATTAAACCAAAGCCATAAAACCCTAGACCTGGCAAAAATTTGTAATGTATAAAATATTCTTTTCGTGAAAATAGAGGATCCTCTGGTGAGTAGTTACGATATATACTTAGTACTTGTTGTGAGCCTTCGTCAATTGTTACAATGTAAGGAACTTTTACTTTTTTTTCTGCATTCTCAACATTAAATTCATCGAGATCTATATCTACATGCATTTCTAGAATATTAAATTGATACTCTTTATCTTTCGTACCTGAGATACCTTCCATCTCATCGTATTTATCTTGGACATCGTTATCTTCTGCAGCAGACGGACTAATCTCAACATCTCTGTAAAATCCTGTATTCATTTTTTTTAACACATCATTCTCGCTCATCTTAACAACGTGTGTAATTCTTTCACAGTCTTTAAGATCCGATGCATAATAGGGAACAATCAAATCTTCAGCCGGTACAAATTTACTTACAGCTCTTGCCATAAGATCATCGTAATAAACTTTTTTAAATGATGAACCTGCTAAAGGTAAATAGAATAACATCTGATCAAATTCAGGTGTGTACTCCTCCATGACCTCAGTAATCATGTAGTTCATAAAATCTTTTACCCTTTGTGCTTGTGCATTTTTTTCAGCATTAGCATCTCCAACAACCATGGTTTTTACTGGACCATCTGATGGCAATAATTCTTTATATGCTTGTGCTTGAAATTGTGTGACAGCTTCTGCCAGTAATGGATGTGTTACAGACGACGCTCCTCTAAATGGTTGACCCTCATCATTGTATTTAAAACCTAACAAATCTAGTCCTGAGATATAACCTTTTTCCCAATCACTTCTTGATTCTTTGTCCTTTTTGTAATCTGATATAAGTTGTGAAGCTAAAGATGACAAAACACGATCATCTAAATCCTCAGCTAAGTTTGCATAGAAGTTATCTTCTTCTTGTACTTCTTCTTCAACCTCTGCTCCTGGTTCTTCAACCTCTACATTAACAGGCTCAACCTGTTCTTCTAGATTTTCTTCTTCATCCATTAGTATATCCTTGTCTTTTTATTTTTACCTAGCTTTGTTTTTACCATAACAAACTTACCCTTTCTAGCTTTTTCAGGGGATACTAGACTTTTTGAATAACTTACCAAATCACTTGGCAAATCCGTAATCGGCATTTTTGTTTCAGGTATTGGAAACATCTCTCTATCAGAATACGTTTCATCAAATGCCTTTTTCTTCTTTTTAATTAACTCAAGACCTTCACTATCTGTATCTAATTTCATTCTACGTTTGGGCGACAAAAATGACTCAGCCAGACTATCTGCATCCAAGATGTACTCATCAAAATTAAATTTCGCAAAAGGATCTTTTTTTACTGGTTGTTGTGACATAAATTATTCTACCATTTAAAAATATCTACGACTAGACCACCTAGTTTCTTGTAAATTTTAAAAGGCTTATTACCCATCTCTGGTGTTATTCGTAACGTGTATGCATCAAAATAATTTTCAGGATTTGTGCCTTCAATAAATTTAATATCTCTTTCTGCACTTGCACCTATTTTTTGTGCAAACATTTTGGCATCCAGTTCTCTTTCAAAAGCAGCAATATGTTCTCTACTCACATTGACACCACTAGTAGGTTGAACCATCTCAACATTAGATAAAACCTTAAAAGGTTTTTTAGGATCACTTAACGAAACTCGACGAAGTTGTACTTGAGATCCGTATTGCCTTGCTAAACGTTCCATAGCTTTTACAACTTCACCTTTACGTTTATCTGCAATATCTCCATAAAATTCTTGATTACCTACTTTGACACCTTGTTTAAGATTATGCTGTACATTTGAAGGATTGACAGAGATAAAGTCAACACCATCGTTTAAAGCTTTTTTTGCTAATATTTTAACAGCATGTTCGCCATATTGTTCTCGATTACTCAACGGCATATATTTATTAGTATCCGATGAACTTTGTATTATTTTTAACAAATCAGATGGTGCTCCTGATTGTGCTGATCTAAATAATGTTTTAACTTTTGAATTTAGTTCTCTTAACTCCTGTCTTTCTTTCATGCTCATATTAACACCTTTATCTGCTAAATCGTTTGCTCTTTCAACAAGTTGTTTAGTTCTAGCAGATGCTAATGATGACGAAAAATCAGTATTAAATCTGTTTACAGGACGCACAAATTTTTTGCCTTCTTTTTTTTCTCTTAAAGCTATTTGTTTTAAAGACTTTGTTAAGTCACTTTGTATCTCATCTATTGAATAAATCTTGCTGTTAAAATTATCAAAGTCAGAACGTGTTCCAAATCTAAAAAAATATAGCTGTTCATCCTGAACACCTGAATAATCTTCGTAATGTGCTGTGCTACGTGCTGGGTTGCCCAATCTATTTCTTGGTTTAAACTGCACGATCACTTCGTTATAGTTTTCAGCACCTCTCAAACGATATAAATCTTGCATCGAGTATTTTGTTCTAGGAAAAGAAGTCTCCCCAACTTTACCAGGTGATTTTAAATTATTAACAGCGGTTGCTGCAGACTTGATTGTATCATCAAACTTTTGTGCGATTGTCTGTAAATAAGTATTGACTGCAGCTGTTCTTTTTTTAATACCCTCTGGTGTTCCATAACTTGGTGATTTTAAAAATTCAAGTGGTCCATCAGCTGTTTTTATAAGTTGCTCTGCAAACTCATCTCTTGTTTGTCTAAAAGGCAAATCTGCAAGATTTGCTGAACCTTGTTGTCTAATTTTTAAATTAAAATCTGCTTTAAAATCAGATAGTTTTCCATACCCTTGTGTAGATTTTTGAATAAACTCTTTTTTAAACGCCTTTTGTAAATCTTTATCCATATCAGATGTTAAGGCTGGTAATTTTTTATCAAAGTAATCAATTCCTGCTTCAAATTTTTTTCTAGCTAGAGTGACAGCTTCATCAACAACTTCTGTTGCCTGGTATCGTGGTCCTAGTATGTTTACCTTTAAATC